CGACCGGACAAAGTCAACAGTCTGGGAAAAGTTGACCGACATCGACGCATTAACGGAGACACAGGCGAAGGACATCCTGCGCAAGTTCTACTCAGAGAGGGAAACCCCGACAACAACCATTCATGAAAACAAACCGGTAAAATCAGAGCTGCATCCGACCATGAAACCGGTGGCGCTTATAGAGAAGTCCATCGAGAACAGCTCGAAAGAGAACGAGGTCGTTCTGGACCTTTTCGGAGGATCAGGAACCACACTCATTGCGTGCGAGAATAAGCACCGCAGATGCTTTATGATGGAATACGATCAGCATTATGCCGACGTAATCATCAAGCGATGGGAAGACCTCACCGGAAAGAAAGCAGAAAAACTGGAAGACTAAAAGAAACAATACCGTGAGCGTGGGCACTGCGGGAGGGATAAACATATGGCAAAAGAAACAACCGAAACAAAGAAAAAACTGACACTTAACGAACAGGCGAACGAGATCCTGGCAATTGCAGAAAAGCACGGAGTGGAGCAAAACTTCTTCTTTCTGACGACGTTCAAGCGCTACCAGGTACAGATCAACATCCTGAACGATCTGGAGCGACAGATAAAGGAGCAGGGCTCGCTCGTTACAAAGCAATACGTCAAAGGGCGCGAAAATATATACACGCATCCGGCAATCGGAGAATATAACAAGACAGCGACAGCAGCCAATCAGACGGTGACGACGCTGGTCAAGATCATTAAGGAGTTAAGGGACAACGAATCAGACGCAGGTTCTGAGATCCTGTCCTTCCTGCGTGGCGAATAAGCGGCCAAAGAACTGGCCGAAGGAGTACCTGAAAGCAATCCAGAACGGAAAAGAAATCGTTTCTAATAAAGTCCGGGCTGTATATGAGCGCGAAGTGGCATGGATGAGGAAGCCACCTGCGGGCTTTCCGTATTACTTCGACGCAGAAGAAGGACTCCGACACATAGAATTTATCGAACGATTCTGCAAGCATTCAAAGGGCAGATTCGCACGGCAGCCGATAAAGCTCGAGTTATTCCAGAAGGCGAAGATCCAGCTCGTATTCGGGTGGCGGATAAAGAAAACAAAGCTCCGCAGATTTAAGGAAGTCGTGGACATCCGGGGACGTAAATGCGGAAAATCGACCGAGACGGCAGCAGTCGAGTGGGACGTATTTCTGAACGACCGGGAAGCCGGTCCGGAGGTTTACTGCACGGCAAACAAAAAGGACCAGGCAAACCTCATTTATGCGGAATGCGTAAACATGAGGATTCAGTCTCCGGAGCTAAAGGCGATCACCAAGAAAAGACAGAGTGATATATACTGCGCCGGTAATATGGGCTTTATAAAATGCCTTGCATCAGATACCAGTACGATGGACGGATTAAACCCGAGCTTTTTCAGCCTTGACGAATTTCACGCGATGAAGACCTCGGCGCTGTACGACGTAATGATCCAGGGACAATCGATGCGAGATCAACCGCTTGCTTGGTTGATAGCCACGAACGGATTCGTTCGGGAAGGCTTCTTCGATGCGAAATATGGATACTGGTCAAGCGTAGCGATGTGGGAGCCGGGATTTGAGGACTACACCGTCCTGCCTTTGATATACGAACTCAATGACCGCTCGACCTGGGCGGATCCAGAGCACTGGCCGGAGGCGAACCCGGGACTCGGCAAAATAAAAAAGATAGAGACTTTATCTCAGAACGTAGAAAAGGCGAAAAGGGATCCCTCATTCCTGCCGACACTACTCACAAAAGATTTTAATTTACCGGAGAGCGAGTTCGCATCCTGGCTGGCATACGAGGAAGCAGTAAACGAGACGACGTTCGACATCGAATACGTTTCAAAATCATATGCAATCGGCGGGTGCGACCTGTCAGCCGTAGGCGATCTGACATGCGCAACGCTGCTAATCCAGAAGCCCGGAGACGTCAACATATATGTCCTGCAAATGTACTTTATACCGCAGTCAAAGATTGATTACGTCGAAAAGACCGGAGCAAAGGAAGCACCATACAAGCTCTGGGCAGATCAGGGCTGGCTGCGTATATGCGAAGGCGCGCAGGTCAACTATTCGGACGTAACAAAATGGTTTATAGAGATGGTCGAACAGCACGACATCAGACCGCTCTGGATCTGTTACGATAGAGCACTTTCCGGATACTGGGTACCGGAGATGGAAGGATACGGATTCGAGCTTGAAAAGACCGCGCAAGGTCCATACACCTGGAACCAGCCGATGAGGGAAATGCAGGCAGCATTCGCAGAGCATAAAGTCATATACAATAATAACCCGATACTTCGATGGTGCCTGCTGAACACCGCAGCAAAAAAGACCAAGTCTGACTCGCTGGAAGTAATGCAGCCGGTCAAGATGCAGACAAACCGCAGGATAGACGGAATGGTCAGCCTGCTGAACGCATGGGTGGGCTTTTTGAAGCATCAGGACGATTATTCAAGATATTTAAGATAAAGGAGCGAAAACATGAGCTTTTGGGATATCTTCAGACCGCTGAAAAGCGCAAAACAGACACGATGGAAAGAGCTGGGAGCATATAGCGCCATCTTCTCTCCTTTCGGTCAGAATATGTGGCAATCGGACCTGGTGCGCTCATGTATCCGCCCGATAGCCGAACATTCGAGCAAGGCGCACGCAACCTGCACAAAGCCGGATATAGCGAAGATCCTGAACACAAACCCGAACCTTTACATGAACGGGAAGGACTTCCTGGAAAAGATCAGGCTTTGGCTCGAGATAAAGAATACAGTTTTTATATACATATCCCGGGATGATACCGCAAGGGTGACTGGCTTCTATCCGGTACCGTATGCGAGCTTTGAGGCTTGGGAGTACATGGGCGGACTTTACATCAAGTTCACGTTCAACACCACGACACAAAAGGACTTCGTATTCCCCTGGGAGGATCTGGCGGTCCTTAGAAAAGACTATTTTACCTCGGACATATCCGGAGACGATAACGGGGCGATATTTCCAAAGCTGGAAGTAAACAACACTGCTGACCAGGGCATCGCGAATGCGGTCAAGGCAACAGCAAACCTCCGAGGCATACTGAAAAGCACAAAGGCGATGCTTTCACCCGATAGCTTAAAGGAGCAGAAGGAGCAGTTCGTAACGGACTACTTAAACCTTGAGAACTCCGGCGGAATCGCATCGATTGACGCAAGTCAGGACTTCATTCCGATTACGATGAACCCATCCGTAACGGATTACAACACTTTAAAGCAGATCCGCGAGGATATACAGAGATACTGGGGAGTGAACGACAACATCATAATGTCGAAGTTCACAGAGGAAGAAATGGAAGCATTCTATCAGGCAAAGATCGAACCTTTCCTGATAGCGCTATCTGGGGAACTGACAAGGAAAGTGTTCACGAGAAGGGAACAGGACCTCGGGAATAAAGTCCTTTATGAATCGAACCGCTTACAGTACGCAAGCAACAAGACAAAGCTGAATATGGTCCAGCTCGTCGACCGAGGAATAATGTCACCGAACGAGCTGCGCCAGGTATTCAACATGGCACCATATGAGGGCGGCGATGAATATATAAGACGACTGGATACTACACCGACCGGAGAGACAGCACCGGAGGACAAGGAGGATGGAAATGAGTCTGCTTGACAAGATAAACAAAGGCAGGGAATACCGCAAGATGCAGATGGACCTTACCATCGCAGGCGAGGATGCGGGAACCTATAATGTCAGAGGATATGCGACAACTTTTAATGAAAAATACACGATTTATGAAGACAATACGATTCGGATTGATGAACAGGTCGATCCTCACGCATTCGACAACTGCGATATGCGCGACGTTATCTTCCAGTACGACCATGAGGGCCGCGTTTTTGCCAGGACATCAAACGACACCCTGCAGCTCACACCGGACAGCCACGGGCTGCAAGTAAACGCATACTTAGGCGGGACAGAGATCGGCCGGAACCTATTCGAAGAAATCAAGGGCGGCTATACAAGCAAGATGTCTTTCGGATTTCATGTAGAATCCGATGAGATAAAGGAAGAAAACACAGATGCAAAAAAAATCATCTACACGCGGACGATTAAAAGAGTTGATAAACTTCATGACGTATCCGCAGTTAGTCTTCCAGCTAACGATGGGACTGAGATATCAGTAAGGAGCCTGAAGGATGGAGAAATCGCCAAGCTCGTGACGGAGAGATCACAGAGAGCCCAGGCCATCGAAGAACTTAAAACCAAAATCAACACAATACTTGAAAAGGAGAAAAAACAATGACACTTGAACAGATTTTAGCAAGGCTTGGCGAGATCAGATCCGCACTCGAAGCCAGAAACTT